GTGAATTAGATGATGAACCTGAGGTAAAGGGAAATGAAGAAAAACCTGAACAAAAATATAAAATTGAAGAAGGTAAAGAAGAAGAATTTCGTGATGAAGTGAAAAAGCTTGATGATGAGAAGGTGGAATTACAACTTCCAACAACAATTCATATTGATGACTTTGTAGATGAGGACGGAAAACAATTAAAATTCAAGAATAAGAAATTGGGCGGTGTTACATATCTAATCGATCCAATTATCGAAGTATAAAATAAAAATAAAATGGTAAGAGAACTCGTACAATTCGTTAGAGATAATATTGATGAAAAATTGGAAGAGGAATTCGATAAAATATTTGATGAGGAGAATTATGATTCTCTTGATGAGGTAACAGTCGAAAGTCTTGAACCATTTTTAATAGCTGAACCTTTAGGTGATCAAGTTTTTTCAGAAAGAAATGATATTGTAGAATATTTCGAGGATAAATATACTGAAAATTTTGAAGGTAAAGTAGACTACATTATTACACGTGTTGTTAATCATTATTTAGAAAATTATGAACAACATATTGAAGATACTATTTTAGTAGATATGAGGTATAACAAGTTCGATAGAGAACAAGAGAAGCGAGATCCACATGGGTATCGTGGAGTTTCCAAGTCTGATTTTTAATATAAATTAATTTAAGGCATTTAATTCCCTTGTAATAATTACTTATGGAAACATAATAGAAAAACAAAGAATTAAATGTCATACTTTTTAAGTTCATTTTTGGGAGTCGAAATTACTATTTGGCATGTAGTAGTAATACCTATAATAATAGCCATTTTCAAATTTCTTGAAGTTGTCGTAAAAAAAATTATTGAGGTAATTTCAAATAAGGAAGGTCAGACTATAAACGTTTATAATGATGGGGAACATCATAACGGTGAAAATGGAAACGGTGGATATCCGAATTTATCTCAACAGCAGATAAATGAAACTGTACGAATTGTATTAAAAGGGCATTTACAGAGAATTAGGGAAGAATTTGGGGTTGATCGGGTTTATATAGCAAAATTTCATAATGGAAATGATGCAAACGAAATATACCCAGGAGATATATTCCAAGTATATTCAATCATAGAAGAATCCCTAAATGTTGGAATATCTTCAGAAAAACGGCACTTGAGAGATATTCCTGTAACATTTTACAAATCTATCATAGATCCAATTATGGATAATGAAGCGATTATAATTAATAATATAGAGGAAATAAATAATTCAGATTTAAAATATGTATTCAAAAATTATGGAGTTAAATCATTAGGTGGCGTTGGAATATTTGATATTAAAGAAAATTTAATAGGAGTTATTTTTATCGAATACGTAAGGAAGAGGAAAGATATTAAAGAGGAACACATTGATCAGCTAAAAAGTGCAACTCCATATTATATGGATCACGTTAAACAATATAAAATTAAAAAAGGAAAGAAGGTATAATTTATGTCAATTGATATTAAGTCAAACGAGGAGAAGCATAAGAAGTTAAAAGAGGAAGAAGCCGTTGAAGATGTAAAGAACAAGTACATGAAGCGGTGGAACATCAAGAATCCTGAGAAATTTCATTTTAAGGACACAGATTCGTCCATAGACTTCCCAAAATCATTAGACGATGTAGGTGTCGGGGAGACGTGGGAAGACAGCAGAGGAACCGAATGGGAGCGTATAGGAAAGGATACATGGACAAAGGTTAGTCACATGCAGAGATACAATCCAAATATGTGTTTTAATGAGGATTGTAAACGACTCCTATCCAATGTGAATGAGATCAATGTCAATATGGTGACGGGTAAATGTTTTAAATGTCATGCGAAAGAAGAGACGGAGAAAATTGCTAAAGGTGAACCATTCGAAGAACCTGAGTGGAGAAAGAATATTTTAATTAGAGATTCCTTTGGTAACGTGCTCATGGATATTCATGACTATTTAGAAGAATATGGAGATTTAAACGGGTTTATCTTTTTAACCAATCTTATTAATGGAATGGATGAGAAGAGAGATGATGGAAAGAAGGTGAATGAAGCGATGTATAATAATGCGAATGTTATCTTATCACAGATTCGAGAGCGTAGAGAAGAGGATGTGGAGCTATTAGAAGAAATAATTTCCGAATTTAAAGAAGAAGGAATAATTAAGAATAGGATATTAGATAACGAAGTACAACATTTAACCAAAGAATTCCATAAACGAAAAGGAAATGCCAAAGAACTCGAACTCATCAACAGTCGGAAAGAGAAAAAAGATATCAGAAAGCTTATATAAAGCGTATGATCGATTACTTTTATTGGAGGAAGAAACCAAAAATCCCGTTAATATTTATAAAAAGTCTGATATAAATCCTGATGCAAAAAGATTAGACGAGTTAGATGTTAATACGATCTCATTAGCATTGACTGCAAAAAATGAAAAGAAAATGGAAGAAGTCAATTTTCTTTTAGGTGAAGCAAGAGATTATATAGAGAGGTTTGAAAAAGGTAAAAAGTATGATTTCTATAGAGTAGACGACATTTTTGTTGATTTAACGGAAGTTATAAACGAACTTAAAGAATATGATAATATAGATCTATCCAAGATAAAAAAGGCTGAGGAAGTGAGAAAAGCTTTACGGTATGTGGTTACTGCAAAAACTAATGCTAATAAATTAATGAAGGAGATAACTCAAAAAAGAGAGAAATCTAAATTAAAGTTGGANGCAAAAGAATTTCAGGATCGTTACAATCAATTAAAGCAAAAGCATGAACAGGAAATACAGGAATTAACTAATAAATTTGGGATACCTACCGATTTTGAAGACCATTTAGATGATTTCTTTGAAGAAGATGATGCAGAAGAATTAGCAAAACTAAAAGAAATGCAAGCGGAAATGGATTCGAATGCGAATACTGCTGAAAAAGAGGCTAAAGAATTAGTAAAATATATACGGGAGTTATTAAAAGAATTTTATGAATTACCTGAAAAGGTTATTGATGAAGTTAATATTACAGTAAAGGCTATGGGTGCAGTAGCATCAGTAGTACAAAAATATAGTAAACCTAACATAACCAAAGCAAACCTTCAAAAAGCATTAGAAAACCCACAGATCAAAGAATTGTTAGAACCGTATATAACTGAGGGATTTAAATTTGATCAAGTTAATATAGTGAATGATAAAATACCTAAAGTATCGAAATTTTTTGGGGAAGCGCAAAATAAGATAGTTGGTATAATCGATGATATATCTGAAGTTGACGATGAAGTAAGTCAAAAAGATAAAGATAATATATCAGAAGGAGTTATGGGGGATGCATTTAAAACTGTAGCAACTACAATTATAAATGCCATTTCAAAAACTTCAAAAATGTTGAAGTCAACTATAAAATCTTTAAAAAATTCAGTATTTAGAGATGGATCAGAAATAGAAAATGCAATCACTAAATTTAATTCTGAACATAGTAAACGATTAAAAAATGCGCAAAGGCTGTATTTGGATTTAGAGACTGAAATGTCTGAACTTTCATTGAATACGTTAAGAGAAGGCGATCAAGAATAATGTGTAATGGCACTTACAGCGGAACAAAATATTTATTATTTATATAGACACGTTCGTTTAGATACGGATGATATTTTTTATGTTGGTATAAGTCATTATAAAAAGGATAAATTTTATTCATCCGATAAGAGTAGGTATAATCGGGCACATCGTAAACATCGAAGTCGTTCAGATTTTTGGTGTAAATTGGTTAATTCAATTGATGAAAATTATTTAGTTGAGATTGTCTATGAGTGTGATAGTGAAGAGTTGATAAAAGAGAAGGAGAAAGAATTTATATCACTGTATGGTAGAAGGGATTTAAATGAAGGTACGTTAGTTAATTTCACTGATGGTGGAGATGGAACATTCGGATTAGTAATTAGTGACGAAATGAAGGAATTACTTAGTGAAATTAATACGGGTAAAACTCATACTGAAGAAACAAAAAATAAAATCCGTAAAGCTAATTCTGAGAATCCATATTGGAAGGGTCGAAATCACAGTGAAGAAACGAAGAAAAAAATTAGTGAAAATTCCGCTTCGAAAGGAAAATGTTATGATGAATCATATTCAGCGAAAGAAGTAGTTCAGTTTTGCGGTGTACATGGAGATTATATGAAAAGTTATTCTTCAATGAGAGAGGCGGTAGAAGAAACAGATATTCCATATTCACAAATATCATCATGTGCTAATAATAGCAGGAATATAACGGGTGGTTATATTTTTTATTTAAAAGAAAATTTAAATAAAAACAAAATTTATTTAAAAAATCATACGGAAAGAAATAAACTGCCAATTGGGCAATTTACAAAAGAGGGTGAATACATAACAAAGTGGAGAACTGCAAGGGATATTGAAAGGGAGTTAGGTATATCACGTAGTAGCATATACAATGTTTGTAATAAGAATAGACCAAATAAATCAGCGGGTGGTTTTGTTTGGGAATATATAGATGAAGAAAAATGGGATTAACAGAAGAACAACAAAAAATTGTACGGAAATGTAAAAAATCACCTGAATTTTTCATCGAAAATTTTGTAAAAATTGAAACGGAAGAATACGGAATTATCTCATTTGAGTTATTTGATTATCAAAGGGATTTAATTCAATTATTATTACATGGTGATGAAAAGCAATTATCGTTAATTAAGAGTAGGCAGATTGGAGCGTCTACTCTCATGTCTGCTTATGCACTTTGGCTTGCTAATTTTCATGTCGCAAAGAGCGTTATTGTGGTATCTACTGATTTAAGGACAGCAAAAGAACTCCATAAAAAGGTGGTATTTGCTTGGAGTCAAATACCTGAATGGATGCGAATGGGTCACGATAATAAAAACATGACGGAGTTAAATTTAAAAAATAGAAGTTCTATAAAAGCTTTACCATTTTCTAAAGATAAAGGTACACGATCATTATCTGCATCATTAATTATTCTTGATGAAGCACATTTTATTTCTGATGCGGATGTATTGTGGAAAGCGATTGAACCCTCATTATCTAAATCAGGTAAGGTTGTGGCATTATCTTCACCTGACGCACCTACGGGGTGGTTCTATGATATATTTGTTAAAACTGAACTTGGTGAAGCTGATTGGAAAATAATAANGTTACCGTGGTATGTTCATCCCGAAAGAGATCAAGAATGGAGAGATGAAAAAGATAGATCCCTTGGAAAAAGAGAGGCAAGGCAGGAATACGATGCCGAATTCGGAATTTCAGGGCAATCTTATTTTGATCCCGACTTTTTAGAGAAAATAAAAGATGTAATGGTTGAAGACCCCATTAAAAAAGAGGGTGCTCTTTGGATATGGGAAGAACCAATAGATGGAGAAGAATATATCGTAGCTGTCGATCCCGCTGAAGGATCGAATGACTTATCTTGTATTCAAGTAATACGGATGAGCACACTTACGCAAGTGGCTGAATATATGAAAAAGATTCACTACGATAAATTTAATTATCTACCTGTTAAAATATCGAAGAAGTACAACGATGCACTATTGGTAATTGAAGACAACTCAATTGGTAAGACAACAATCTCAAGATCTAAAGATTTAAATTATCATAAGATTTATAAACGTGGTAAAACAAAGAAAGAGAAAGATATTTTAGGTACAAGATCTGAAAAAGATGGGTGGAATACAAATAATAAAACCCGTCCAATGATTATTAAATCATTAGAGAAGTTTATTGAAACAGACGAAGGGTATTGCACTATTCGATCAGAAAGACTATTACAACAGTTAATGACATTCATTGAGAAGAATGGTAAGGCACAAGCTCAATCAGATGGTTATGATGATGGTATTATGGCGTTTGGTATTGGACTGTTTATCTATGAGTTAAGAGGTGTATCCATTCAAAACCCTGATACAACTCATGATATTCTTGAGATGTATTCAGCAATACAAAAACAAGCTGAAGAGAAGTATAAAAATATAAAAGAGTTTGATGAGAGTATGGAAGAACTCTCTGATGAAGAAAAAGAAAAAGAAAAGTTGAAAAAAGAGAGACAACGAATACTTAAAAACAAAGGAGATCAATTTAATTTGACGAATCCCTTTGCAGATTCCTACATGGAAACATACAGGAAAGAATTTGATTTTTAATATACAAGGAGTTTATGAGTGACATTAAAACTAAAAAATGTACAGGGTGTGACATAGATAAACCATTAGATGATTTTGATAATCAGAAAAATGGTAAATATGGAAAGCGGTCTAAATGTAAATTATGTAGAAAAAGGTATAGAGATGTAAATAAAGAAGAGAGAAAGAAGTATGATAAAAAACGGTATGAAGAAAATAGAGATGAGAAGTTAGATTACCAAAAAGAGTATTATAAAGATAACAAAGAAGATATTTTAGAATATCAGGAAAATTATCGTGAAGATAATAAAGAAAAAATACTAAATCGAGATAAAGAATATAGAGAAGAGAATCGAAGTAAATTACGAAAGGGGTATAAAAAGTTTTATCAAAATAATAAAGAAGATATCTTAGAAAAACAAAAAGTATGGCGGGATAATAATAAAGATATTAAAAGTGAACGTGATAGAATTTATAGAGAAAATAATAAAGAAAAAATCCGTGAACAGAAGCGGAAATATTTTCAAGAAAATAAAGACCGTATAAATGAGAAATATAAACAAAGAAAAAAAGACGATTTAAATTTTAGAATAAAATGTAATCTTCGAACAAGAATTTGGGGGGTATTACAGGGAAATAATAAATCAGATACCACACGAGAATTATTGGGTTGTACTATTAAAATCTTCTTGAAACATTTAGAAGAACAGTTTACAAGTAGGATGAGTTGGGATAACTACGGGGATGTATGGGAAATAGATCATATTATACCATGTTCTCATTTTAATTTTGAGAGTGAATTACATCAAAGAGTTTGTTTTCATTATACAAATATGCAACCACTGTTGATATCGGATAATAGATCTAAAAAGCACACTTTACCGAAACGGTTTGGTGGAGAATTAACAGAAAGTAATATAATTAGAGAGTACAAGAAGCAGAATAATATTAATACAGTTAAAGAGATTATATAATGTCAGAAAGTAGATTTTCAAAGAATTTGGGGAGATTGACCAGGTATTTTCAAGGTAAGACAGTAGTTATACCTGATAAAGAAGGAAAGGTAAAATTAAGAACAGTTGATCCAAAAACAGTTGCAATGGATCACCTGTGGTCTTCGGGATTTGGGGGTAGAAGTGGTGGAGCATCAGGAATGCTATCACCTGATTATTACAGTAATTATACAACTCCTGCACACAGACAATATTTATTCCGTGAGTATATGCTTATGGAAAGAGATCCTATTATTTCGAGAGCATTAGATTTAGTATCGTCTGAAGTTTGTTTACCTGATGAAACGAATTCTGTAGTACAAGTTAAGAGTGATAATGAAGCAATTAAAACGTCATTGGATTATTTGTTTCATGAAGTATTAAATGTAAACTTCAATCTTCAAAGTTGGGTTCGACAAATGGTGAAGTACGGAGATTGCTTTATTTATTTGAATATTTCAGATACATATGGGATTACAGATGCCGTACCATTCTCTATTTTAGATGTAGAACGTCATGAGGAAGAGGAAGGTACATATTTCACTGCACAAAATGTAATTGGTAGTAAAATACCTGAAGAGAGAATGATCCATTTTCGATTGGCAAAGGATGCAGAGTTTCTACCATATGGAGTATCTGATTTAGAATCTGTAAGACGCCATTGGAAACAAATGACTTTATTAGAAGATTTTATGATGGTTTATTATTTAATGCGATCAGTAAATCAAAGAGTATTTAGAGTTGATGTAGGTAACTTAGCACCGAAAGATGTGCCATCATTTGTAGAAAAATTTCAACAAATGCTTAAGAGAGAATCACTTGTAGACGAGAAGACGGGTGAATATGATATCCGATTCGATCCAATGACAGTACTTGAAGATGTAATTCTACCTGTACGTGAAGGATATGAGAATACAACATTTGATGAAATTCCTGCATCAACAGAGACAACAATTACAGAGGGCATTGAGTATTTTCGACAAAAAATAATGTCAGGATTAGGAATTCCAAATTTCCTTCTAAACTATGAAGAACAAATTAATTCAAGGGCAACTGCAAGTGCAGAGGATTTAAGGTTTGCGAAAAAAATTCTTGGTCTACAAAAAATTGTTTTATCCGAATTGGAAACGATAGCAGTTATCCATTTAATTCTACAAGGCTATTCTAAAAAGGATATTCATTCCTTTGAACTTTCACTAACAAATCCATCTGATCTAAAAGAGATGGAAGAATTAGAGAAGTTGGAGAGAAAAATAGGCATTGCACGAGATATGATCGACCTTGGAATGCATAATAAAGAGTGGATTTATGAGAACGTATTTAATACAGGAGAAGATGAAATGAAGAAACTCATGGACGGTGTATTAGAAGATCGTATTAATGAGAAACTCAATGAAGAGTTAGTTAATAAAGCGGATCTCCCTGAAGACGAGGAACCGATGGAAGATGAAGATGATGACGGGGACACACCTGATAGTGGAGAGGGATCTCAAGGTGGTCTATCACCTGCCCCTTCAGCTGATGAGGAACAAGAGTCAGCAGGAGTTGGAAGGGCTGATGAATTGATGCAAGCAAGTAAAACCAATGAAGAACCACAACGAGAACCAAGAGAAGCAGGGGAAACAGATCCTGACGATTAAAAATTTATCAAAATATAATAACTACTATAATTATAAATAGATAAAATACGTTTTCCGCTTAAATAATTTTAAAATGGCTAAATATACGCACAGCAAATTAAAAAATACATATCTTATATTTGAGTTTTTGGTTCGACAGCTAACAAATGAGCTAATAGTTGAATCAAATCCGAAGAAGTCACCCATGTTTTCTATATTAAAAGAATACTTTTCTAAGGGTGAAATAAAAGAGGAATTAAAGTTATACCAAGCTTTAATTAATAATCATATTCCAAAGGAATATACAGCAGATAAATTAATTGATGAATGCGTAAGGAGGTATCAAGATCTTGATAAGAGAAAGCTTGATAAAGAACGATACGACTTAATAGGTGCGGTCAAAGAAAATTATGATATAAATAATCTTTTTTCTGTGAAGGTCGATGATTATAAACAAGCAGGTTCAGTCTATTTTATGTTTGAATCGATACGTAATGGGGATATTGTTGAAAAAACTAAACAACAAGGTAGACTATTAGAACACATCACATCTCCAAAGAAAGGGGATAAATCAGTTAAGATCTTTGAATCCATTAAAAATGCATCTCCTGAAAATCGCGAGATGGCATATATGATATTAGTTGAGAGATTTAATAAGAAATTTGATAAGGCTCTTAATGAATATCAGAAAAAATATGTACGTGATTACATTTATAATATGAATGATGCACGTGGATGGGTCAATGAACATGTTAAGGATTTAAAGAAAGAAATTGGTAGTTATCGGAAAATGCTCAGTGAAGGAAACGAACAAGACCAAATCCTTGGATTAAAAATTCACGAGTGTATGAATAAACTCAAGTATATCAGAGAGAAGAAAATATTAAATAAAGATGATCACCAAAAAATGTTATTATCATATAAGTTACTCGAACAATTGGAGGATTTAAATAATGTGTGATAACGAAGAAGAGAAAAAAGAAGCAACGATGACAGGTGATGTTGCAGGATTTACAGCGCCATTGACAGATGATGGTGAAGCGGAAGATTCAGTAGAACGAACCTTATCTTTTGAAGAGGTTATAAATAATTTTAAAGAGGCAATTAACAAAAAATACAATGGGAGCTAAAAAATTAAAGTTAATCGGTGAGTCATATGATATGACCATTGATACAACTAAATTAGACAAATTATTAAAGAACGATGATCCAATTTTTCTCGAAGGCGTCATTCAGAGAGCAAATGCGAAGAATGCAAATCAACGAATTTATACACGTGAACTTTTAGAAAGAGAGATTGACCGATATAAAAAGGAACACGTAGAACAAGGAATTGCATATGGAGAGTTAGATCATCCTGATAGAGAGATTGTAGAATTGAAAACAGCATCTCATATTATTAGAGATTTATATTGGGAGGGGGATGATGTAATGGGTAGAATTGAAATTTTACCTGCTGAGAATTTCCCATGTGGTAGAATTTTACGTGGAGTATTAAAAGTTTCAGGTCGAACAGGATTCTCTTCAAGAGGGTTTGGATCGGAAACAATGATAAGTAATGATACTACAAAGGTAAATATGGATTATCATTTAGCGGGGTGGGATGCAGTAACAAATCCAAGCACCTTTCAAGCGTTCGGTTTTTTAACTGAATCTAAGAGTCATATGACAATGAAAGAATATACGAGAGTAATTAGTTCAATAGATAGTACAATATATTCAATATTACAGTAATATGAGTAACAAAAAGAAAAAGAAAGTCAACGAAGAAGTACGAGATCCTCAAAGTGATGTTAATCGTGATTTGACAG